TTGAAGCAACAGCGGCTGCCACGACTGTCCAGGTAACCTTATCAGCGGTACAGAACCATAAGGTTATTGTTCCAGCCGGCACACGAGTAGCAACGGATGACAATCTCGTATTTTCCATTGAAAACGATATAGACATACCTAGCGGGTCGCAAACAGCAACGGGACGGGCTATTTGCCAGGCTAAAGGAACCGCTGGGAATGGGTACGGTATTAATACTGTAAAAGATATCGTCGATAACGTTCCCTATGTAGCTAAAATTACTAACATTACCGCTACAGAAGGCGGCGCAGAACGAGAGAGTGATGAAGCATATCGCGAACGAATCCATGAAGCTCCAGAAAAACTTCCGACGACAGGGCCCATCGGAGCTTATGATTATTACGCTAAACAAGCATCTTCTGCCATTGTTGATGTAGCGGTAGAAAGCCCGGAGCCGGGGAAGGTAGTTGTGTATCCTTTACTGGTTGGCGGGGAACTTCCAGGGGACGAGATCCTGGCACTGGTAAAAGAAACAATCAACGCAGACGATGTACGCCCATTGACGGATTATGTTACGGTAAGCAAACCATCAACTTTGTCCTATGCAGTTAATATCGTCTATTACATTAGCTGCACAGACAAAGCGGACCAACTGGCTATCAAGCAAAAAGTAGAACAAGCCGTCGCTGATTATGTTGTATGGCAAAAAAGCAAATTAGGAAGAGATGTCAATCGGACTGAACTTTACTATCGCATCAGGGCGGCAGGCGCAAAACGAGTAGAAATTATATCGCCAACTTCAGACACTGTTGTAAATAATCACCAGGTAGCCATTGCGTCAGCCACAAATGTGACATATGGAGGGTTAGAAGATGAGTAAAAAACTACCAGGTATAAGCCTGCTCGACATTTTACCGCCAAACCTATGCGAAGATAAGCATATCGTAGCTTCTGCCAAGGCCATTGACGCCATAAATCAGCAGACGATCAGTAAGATAGCGGACAGCGTGCTGATACCCAACATAGATCAACTGCCAGACGATATATTAGATGTTATGGCCTGGCAATGGCATCTGGAAAACTTCGACACCAGTTGGCCGGAAACGACAAAAAGAAATGTCATTAAAAAATCGTTGACTTGGCACCGAAAAAAAGGGACTAAAGCCATTGTCCAAGATGTAGTAGATGAACTTTTTGCCAAATGTCTTGTCAGGGAATGGTTTGAATATAATGGAAAACCATACATGTTTCGGCTGGAAGGTAGCATTGATGATATCGAATCCATTGGACAAAAGAAAAGCGAAATCATTTACGCCATAAATGGCGTAAAAAATGTTAGGTCCTGGCTGGATTATATTGTTTTGTTTGCCAGCACCCCGTTCAAACTCAACAGTTGCAAGCGGGATGATGTGTATATCCCAGAGACGTATAAAACGACATGGGTAACGGAAACCATTTTTAAAACCGGACTCAATAGATCATGCGGCACAACGGAGAAAATAGAAAATAAATTAGTCAAAATCGGACATCGTGAAAATATATTTTCAGGAGAAACACTAAACAAGGACCTTGAACGCATAACCCTGAACAGCAGCCAATCACACGAAAAATGCTGGACTACTACGAAGACTGTCCAGACAAAAGACAAGATATTTCAGCTTGGAGGGTATGCACTGAATCGTACAGGGACTACCCAAATAAAACGAATTGATGCTGGATACGATAAAGATATCAGCGAAAAGCAGTTCACCCGAGGGGTTACCAACAATGGAATGATCAGAGTCGGTTCCAAGAAACAGACATCACATATAACACATAGATGGAAAACATTCCGAACCAATACGACTAATGGGAGGACGATAGTAAGGTTAAATAGTAGCCAAGTTCAAAGCCACGAAGAAACCAAAACAAAGACAATAACCACAACGATAAAGACCTTTGCCGGAGCTGTCACCAATGGGCGGCGATTGACTAATGAAAGCCCTACAACCATAACACATCGAACTGTACATATACCTGTTTATAAAGATATCGTACAACGCCAAGGAGCTACATTACTAAATATGGTAGATCATACGGTTAAAAAGCGAGAGATAAAGACAACCATTCCAGGAAAAACCATCAAACGCTTTTCACCGACGAAGGGGGTGATTTTAAACAGTCACGCATTAATGGGATACATTAAAATTTAGAAAGGATAACGAAATATGAGTGAAGAAATCGTAAAATTTCAAGGCGACACGACAACTCGTGAGCTGTGGGAAAACGGACCAACGGGGTCAACTGGCTTTTCCAGAGTCTTGAGCCCCAATAATCGGAACTTCAGCTTAGTGGCATTTCAGCAAGCAAAGCCGCTGCTAGATTCCGAATTAAACCTGATGCAGCAGATTCAAAATAAGTTAAGAGCCGACATCCTGCGAACAATCATGTCGTCAGGGATCATTAGCATGGACGTTCAGGCAGGTATTACAGACAAGAAAAATACGTTGAGGATTTCTGGCGCAATGGCGTGCGTCAATGGCTGGCTACTAACATTGTCAGGAAGCAATCGGAACGATGATGCATCGGACATTGTTTTTCCGGCCGCACCAAACAGCGGCAGCCGCGAGGACCTCGCATTCGCAGAATGCTGGTTCGAAGAAGTCGCACCGTCCGGCAGCCCCGAAGATGATGACGAGAACGTTTACCGCTATGGCGGCATCGCATCCGGGACGCTTGCCAACGATTTGCAGGACAACGTGGCCGGCGATGAGACGACGCGCCGCATCCAGCTACGCTGGAACATCCGCACCGTCACGGACGTGAATTTCACGACCTATCCTAAAGGCGTCGACAATGGCGACCGCGTGAAAGCGCGGGCCGGAGCCCAGAGCGACACGAACTATACTTTCGCCAGCGCCGGCAATGGCTTGTATCGCGCGGGCGACGGTTCAAGTGCCGCGTGCACGACACTTAAGTGCGTCGATGGCTACGTCTATGCGCTGCCGCTTTTTCGCGTCCATCGCCGCAACCAGACTGCGTATAATGCGACGGACAACAAGGAGGGAGCGCCGGCCTACAGCTCGGGTACGGTCATCCCATCTGGACTGTATCATGACGTCATCGCGGCGCAGGATGTCACGCCACTCTGGCAGAAAGCACAGCCCTACGGTGGAGGAAATCTGGATGCCCTGGGGGCCGCAATTGCAGACGCAGAAACGCTCGGGCAAGTATGTTGGACGGAGCTTGACAAGTGGAAGAGGCAGAAAATCCAGCAGGGAACTGTCACACTCTACAATAAATTCATCGTGAGCGGCTGCATCGTCGGAGCTGTCCCCGGCACGCGCAACATCCAAATTACACGCACGGGTACTTATGACAAGACAAACTATAGCCGATTCTTCGCGGACGGGCAACTTCGCGCTTTTGACGACACGCAAAGCTCCGTTGCAGCCGTACCGACGAACACGGGGGATACAAGCCAGACTTATTACTCGTATTTGCTTAGAGATGGAGATACCTATAAACCATACGTAGGTACAAGCGTGCCCGATGGAGCTATTCGGCTTTATCGCATTACAGTACCAGCCGGAGACACCGGCGCGGATTTAAGCAAGGCCAGCTTTGCCGACGAACGTCGCGTTGAAACGAACTACACGGCGTACTACAATTCCTTACCGTTTACGTTGGTCACGCTGCCCGGCTATACGATGCCAGACGCTCCGGCCTACGGCGTCGACCTCGAAGTAGAGAGTGCGTCTGGCGGTCTTGACACTGTCGGTCAGCTTCGCGCTATTGAGAAAAGCAACAACGGCTTCAAAATCATCGCGAACGGAACGGCAGATAATGTCATCATCCGCTGGACGCTCGTCAATCCTGATGCATAAGGAGGTAAAGAAATGGTAATCGATAAACTCGATAAAATGGGTGCGGTCTACACGCCGGTAAAAGTGGTTGACACAAGCATCACGCTCGGTGTTGACGGCAATAGCCTTACCGTCGATGCTACGGAGCACTGGAGCGCAGAGCAGAGTATCGTCGACGTCTACACACGTGGTGCAGGGCAGTCGCTTACGCTTGACGCGGCAGATGGTGACGGCGGTATCTATAATGTCGCCACAATCGTCATCCCACCCCAAAAAAGCGAAGTCATCGAAGCGGGCACACAGGTGAGTAAACAGACAGGCAAAGAAGAGGCGGCTGTAAAAATAGAGACGCTGCCACTCGATATGGAGGCCGTGCAGGTTACGCTCTGGCCGCTACCTTTTGAAATTACGGCCCCGACGAGTCAGAAAGACACAGCCGACGAAACGGCTAAATAAAGGAGGAAGCATAAATGGAAGCATTTGTAGTAGATAGTTATCGTAGAGCCGTGGAAGCGGCAAGCGGCGGAAAAAATACCGTCATCCGCGACAAGAATGGCAATCCGTCGGTAATGGTCATCATCCCTAAATTCAAGCTAGAAGATATTGATAGCAGCCTCGGCACGGGCACGCACCCGGCATTTATTGTCCACGGGAAAGAAGTTCCGGAAATCTATTATCCGAAATTTCAGAATATCGTCGTCGGTGGCTGTGGCATCTCTCAGCCGGGCGTGGACCCAACAACAAGTATCACTTTTGATCAAGCGCGTGCCTATGCGCAGGCAAAAGGACCTGGCTGGCACCTCAGCTCGAATGCTGAATGGGCGGCAATTGCCCTTTGGAGCTGGAAAAATGGCACAATGCCGCGCGGTAATAACAACTTCGGATGCGACATCAATGCGCCGTATGAGCACGGTCGTGAAATGAATCAGGACCAGAATCGCACAGCGCGGGTAGCAACTGGCAGCGGGCCAGCATCGTGGTACCACGATGGCACGCCGTTCGGTGTAGCCGACATGAATGGCAACGTTTGGGAGTGGCAGGATGGCATGCGCACGGTCGGCGGCCGCATCTACGTCGTCGGTGAAGATGGCACGCCGATGAACAACTTCGACACGCAGAACACGAAGGGAAATAACACCGGCTGGATTGATACCGGCCTTTGCTACAACGATAATAAAATTACCGCTGATAAAGTAGCAACAAATAACTGTAGCATAGAATTTGAAAACCTTGCGGCGGCAAGCGGCGTGACGGTACCGGCGTACTTCAAAGCGCTGGCCCTAGCCCCGATAGCTAAGGAACTCAATAGCGACCATTTTTGGACGGGAACAGATTATACAGCGGAGTATCTCCCCATCCGCGGTGGCGACTGGGACGACCGGGCGACTGCCGGTGCGTTCGACCTCGGCGTCGGCGACTCTCGCTCGTCCGCGGGTTGGGGCATTGGGTTCCGGGCCGCTTATATTCCCAGATAGCCGATTACTGTAACCTGTCGGCCGCGCGATAGCGCGGCCCCATAGTTTGGAGGAACTTATGAATGACACACAAGCGCGCCCCAACACGCTAATAATTCTTGATCGCGCTGAGAAGCTGCTTAGCGAGACTTACACAACGACAAGAAGGTATCCGAAAGTTGACCGCTATATTTTGGCCGCCGACACTCGAAAAGCAGCCATAGAATTCTTACAGCTGATTATCCGCGCAGAAAAGAAGTACTACAAGAAGACAACTTTACAGGATGCTGATATCATACTCGAAGAAATACGACACTTATATCGATACGCTTACCAGTTGCACTACATATCAGCAAAACGATACGAAATTATGTCACGCTTGACGACAGAGACGGGCAAATTGCTTGGTGGCTGGATTAAGCAGCAGAAAGCAAAGTAAGATTTAGGGTATTGGCCGCTTTAACCGAGAACCAATAAGCTATCGGGACTAAAAATCCCCATCCGCGGTGGCAACTGGAACAACCAGGCGAATGCCGGTGCGTTCAACCTCAACGTCAACAACTATCGCTCGAACGCGAATTGGAACATTGGGTTCCGGGCCGCTTAGCTCCAGATACCAAGAAGCCGCATGCCCACGTGCCGTGCGGACAGTGCAAGGAGCGCAAGGGGCTAATACCCTCGGCTGGAATGAGCCGAAAAAGAGAAAAGCAAACCGCCGCAGCTAGTAGTAATGGCGAACGATGCGGTGATTTTTTTACAGGAGAAACATGAAACGATATAAAAATATTTACGAAAGGATTTATGACTACGAAAACCTATATAAGGCGTATATTGCAGCGAGACGCAACAAGACGCGAAGAAACGAAGTCCTGTCATTTACGAAAAATCTAGAAGAGAATTTGGTTGTACTACAAAACGAGCTAATATGGCACTCATATCGCGTTGGCAGATATCGGGAGTTCTACGTTACGGACCCGAAAAAGAGGCTCGTCATGGCCCTTCCGTTTCGCGATCGGGTAGTTCAATGGGCGGTCTATCGGCAAATTAATTACTTACTCGACAAGCGTTACATTTCGACTAGCTATGCTTGCCGAATTGGCGGTGGTACGCAGAAAGCCGTCCATCAGCTGCAGCAGTATATCCGACACACGCCAGGGGAGGTTTACGTGCTGAAACTCGATGTCAGCAAATATTTCTACCGTATTGACCACACCGTTCTACTCGGTATTCTGCATCGGATATTCAAGGACTATGAACTACTGGAACTCCTGCGACGCATCATCGACGACGAACAAAGTGGCGGGCTTTTCGGCATCGACATTGAGACCGGAAAGCGAGAGGCCGGCGTCGGCATGCCCATTGGCAACCTAACAAGCCAGATGTTTGCCAATCTCTATTTGAACGAAGCCGACCAGTACGCCAAGCATAAGCTGCATGCTCGGAAGTATATCCGCTACATGGATGATATGGTTATCGTGAGCAACGACAAAGTGTATTTGCGGGATTGCTGGCGGGCGATGGATGATTTTCTCGCGAGCCATCTTAAGCTACAGCTGAATCGTAAGAGTACGATTATCAAAGCAAATAATGGCATAGACTTCTGTGGCTATCGCGTCTGGTACGACCACATCAAGCTCAGAAAGAAGGCGGCGCTCAAGATGAAACACCGCCTTCGATGGCTAAAAAGGGCTTATGCTCACGGAGAAGTCGACATACAGACCATCACCGCCTCGCTGACAAGCTATTTCGGACTATTGTCACATTGCGATAGCTACGAGCTTAGAAAGAGTATACTAAACGACCTTGTACTGGTTAGAAAACGAAAGGAGTGAATTATGAGCGAACATGATTTTCAGTCGGAAGTCCTCGAAAGAATGGGTCGGCTAGAAGAACAGTCTAAACAGGCATTGGATACCGTAAAGAAACTCGAAGAGCAGTTCCAAGAGACGAAGGAGCTGGCTATCGTGGCCGACCAGCGCGGGCGATCCGCGCATCACCGGATTAACTCTATGTACATCATTGCCGGCATTGTCGGCGGCATCATATCGTTTCTCGTCGACTACTTCCGGCACTAAGGAGGTGATGCATATGCATGTAACGACGGACATGATTGTCGGCACAGGTCTCGTAGCTTCTTTGCTTGCTGCTATCTTTTGTGGCGGTAGCACCGAGCTTCAGACGACAATTGGCAGCGGGCTAATCGGCTACCTTGGTCGGACAGCCATCGAAGCTAAGAGAGATGGTCTGAAATAACGGCTCTATTGGATTTGAAAGGAGAAATTATATTATGTCCGTATTTGATATTTCTGAATTCCAGCAGGATGACCGTGTCCAAACGCTAAACAACCAAGGTGCGGACGGCATCATCGTCAAGATTGGCGAGGCCATGGAGCTTGATCCGAAGTTCGTTCGCTTCGTTAATGACTGTGTCGATTGCGGCTTGCCGTATGGCATCTACTACGTCTCACACGCGCATAGTGCAGATGAGATGATGCAAGAAGCCCAGTGGATTAATGATACAATCTACAGCTATCTCGGCGAGAACAATCTGCCGAAACTCGGCATCTGGTGGGACATGGAGGTTGGCTCTACCCAACGTGAAGATGTATGGCCGGACCTTCGTGACGCTATCGGGACGATGCAAGCGTGGTATCCTGGCTATGATAAGGTAGGAATCTATGCACAGTACAGCTACTTCGTGCAGTACATCGACATGGATGCGCTGGCTTACTACGGCATTCCTGTTTGGGTGGCTCAGTACGGATACTACGAAAACAGCCTAAAAGCAGAATATCCTGCCTGCCATCACGTTGCATGGCAGTTCACGACGCATGGCGAAACGCAGGATGAAAATGAATGGTATGGATTTTAAGGAGGATAATTATGAGCAAATGGACAGAAGTACGCGACGGCTTTGTATCCGCTTTGGACGTTAATGATGTTGTGGATGCGGCAAAAAATCAAATGGTAGCCAGCTTGGCCGGCGAAGGCATGGAAGCTATTGAGGCAATCGCCAACAAATTCGTAGAGCAGGTTCAAGCCCAGGCAGCATCTGAAGCAGGATGGTCTGCAATTCGTGACAAATTTGTTTTGCCGCTCTTGATCAACGGCACGATTTGGACAGCTAAGTTTGTGCTGAGCAAGAGCACGAGTAACGAACAGAAAACCGCATAGAGTCTAAATAAAAAAGCCAGCAACACTAGGAAAATACTAGAGTTGCTGGCATATTTTTTTTTATTATAATCAGTCGAAAACGATTGACAAAACAACGAAAAAGATGTATAATATATTCAGGAGGTGAGAGATATGACAGGTATAGAAAATGCCCTTCAGAACTTGGCAAATGTAGTTACTATCTTGGCAGGATTCGCTACAATATACCAAATCGTAAAGGGCAAATAACCACTGGGGAGTGGAGCGAAAGCTCTACTCCTTACATACCTATCATAACACAATGGACAAAAAAATTCTACAAGCACTGATTGCCATTTTAGCAGTATTGAGCTGGATTCGAGTTTGCTTTTCGCAGGACGTCTTGTCAATAGTGGCATCTGTAATTATTACGATAGCCTTGATTTGTATAATCATGAAAAAGAGGTGATATGATGAACGCATTAGATGATATTATGACCGCGAAAGAAGCGGCCGAACGTTGGGGACTGGCCCCGATTACTGTTAGGCAAGCCTGCACGGGATATAAAAAGGCTCCGCCTAGATTTACAGATACAGAAGCCAGAAAATCGGCCGGAACATGGCTTGTAACGCACGCAGGGATGGAGCGGCTTTTTGGCCCGGAAAAATAAATAGTAAAAAAGAACGCTCTCAAAAGAATCGAGAACGTTCTTTTTTTGTTGCAGTCAGTGCGCCAATATAGTATCATAAAAATAACTAGCGAATATTAGTTCGGGAAAGGAGAGAGAAGTATGATTAAAAGTAAGCATGGCGCCTATTATGTCGTCATTAAATACAAGGATTTACAAGGGCGATCCAGGCAGAAGTGGTACAAGTCTGGAACGAATTATCGGGATGCCGTGAAATTGGAGAGGAAGATTTTGGCGGCCCGCGATGCCGGGGAACCCATCGTATCCAAGACAGACATGCCGACACTAGAAGGCTTTCTTTCTACTTGGCTCGACACTACCATCAAACCGCCGGCACGAGCTGGTGGGACGTACGAAAATTACAGCCTTTGCTCCCGCAAGGCGTGCAAATATTTAGGAAAGACCGTTTTAGACAAGGTCACCCCACTTCAACTCTCAGTCTTATTCAAGACTTTGCAAAGCGAAGAAAAGTTGTCTGTAACTTATGTGAGAATGATACACCGAGTTCTTCGTACAGCATTTAATACAGCTATCCGCTGGGGAATTATCACGAAAAATCCATGTCTTATGGCGGACGTCCCTTCTCCCACGCCGTCACCGGCGGTGGCACTTGATAAAGACCAGGCGATGGGTCTGCTGAAACAGAGCGAAACTATATCCAAGAAAGCCAACATTGTCGTCGCACTGGGGATGCTTTGCGGATTGAGAGAAGCAGAAATGTGTGGACTTCGCTGGACAGACTACGACGCCGACACGGGCGAATTGCATATCAGGCACAATTTGAATGCTCGCGTCTTGGATGACATTGATCATTCTCTTTATGAAGTCTGCATCCCGTGTGGCAAAAAGTACTTAGTACTTGATAAGTTAAAGACGGAGTCTTCAGCTGATACAATTATCCTGCCGGAATACGTACAAAGGCTTTTCCACAGCCAGCACCTATGGTACGGAACTTGCCGTCTGCGATTAGGGCCGGCTTTTCATGACCTTGGCTTTATTCTCTCTCATGAAACGGGGCTACCCATCAGCCCACAGTCTGTCTACTACACAGTACAGCACGTGTGGGAAGCGTATAATAAAAATCACGAAGACAGCCCGCTGCCAAAGATTAGGGCACATGATTTGCGCCACACTGCAGCCACGTTACTACTTGAGGCGGATGTAGATATCAAATACGTCAGCCGCCAGCTCCGGCATTCGTCAACTACCATCACTCAGAACCTTTACCAGCATGTCACACGAAGCGCTGCTTCTAAGACAGCCGATGTTATGGATGCATTGGTAAATTCAAATATCTGAGTTCAAGGGTGGACAACAGGGTGGACAGCGCTACCTTTTCCTGTTTTTGGGCAAAAAAAATAAAACCGCATGGGATGCTATAAACAGCACAACCATGCGGTTTTTATCTGGCGGAGCGGGTGGGATTCGAACCCACGAGACCTTTCGGCCTAACTGATTTCGAGTCAGCCCCGTTATGACCACTTCGATACCGCTCCATAAGGTACTTTGCTAGTATAGCATGGTATGCGCTATCCGTCAAGTTTTTTTGCATATTTATTTTTGACAGTCAGTTTACAAAGAAAATGTTGACTTAGAGCGCACTTCAGGTGGTACAATGAAAGTATCTTATTGTTAGGGGGTAAAAATATGGAAAAAGCCAAGGTATATTTCACGGACTTCCGCTGCCGTCCGGGGAAAAATAATTTACAGAAACTGCAGAAGCTCTGCAAGAAGGCAGGCATCGAAAAGATTGATTTCCAGGGGAAATTCGTCGCCATCAAGATGCATTTTGGGGAATTAGGCTGTCTGGCTTCGCTGCGCCCGCAGTACGTCAAAGCCGTGGCCGATTTGGTCAAGGACTTAGGCGGCCGGCCGTTCCTGACGGACTGCAATACGCTCTATCCGGGCAGTCGTAAGCATGCTTTGGAACACATGGATTGTGCCAACCTTAACGGTTATAATACGGTCACTACGGGCTGTCAGATTATCATCGGCGACGGCCTGCGCGGCACCGATGAAGTCGAAGTGCCGGTCAAGAACGGCGAATACGTCGAAAAGGCGAAAATCGGCCGGGCCATCATGGATGCCGACGTTTTCATCAGCCTGGCTCACTTCAAGGGCCATGAAATGACGGGCTTTGGCGGTGCCATCAAGAATATCGGCATGGGCTGCGGCAGCCGCGCCGGCAAGATGGAACAACATTCGTCGGGCAAGCCCGAAGTCGATGCCAGCAAGTGCAAGAACTGTCACCGCTGTGCTTCCGAATGTGGTTCTGACGCCATCACCTATGAGGACAATGTAGCTCATATCGATCGGGACCTGTGCAAAGGCTGCGGCCGCTGCATCGGCGCCTGTGCTTTTGATGCCATTCAGACCGTCGAATGGGACGCCAGCGAAAAACTGGACCGCAAGATGGCCGAATACGCCCAGGCCGTCTGCCAGGACCGCCCGTGCTTCCACATCAACCTGGTCATGGACATTTCGCCGAACTGCGACTGCCATGCCGAAAACGATGCCCCCATCCTGCCGGACATCGGCATGTTCGCTTCCTTCGACCCGGTCGCTCTCGACCAGGCCTGTGCCGATGCCTGTCTGAATGCAGCTCCTCTGCCCAACAGCCAGTTGTCGGATCACTTGGCTCAGCCCGATTGGCAGCACCATCACGACCACTTCCTCGACAGCAATCCTAATGTCGACTGGAAGACGACCCTGGAACACGCTGAAAAAATCGGCTTAGGCACCCGGGAATACGAACTCGTCCGCGTCCGCTGATAGTGTTGTTGCATAAAGACTTCAGATTGCTAAAAAACTACAAACTGCAAACTTAATACTCCAAAGGCGCTGTCTTCATTCGACAGCGCCTTTTGCATTTCTCCTCAGATGTTGTATAATATATATATGTTACAAATAAATAACTGTTATAATATAGAAATACAACAAAAATTATATATACATTGTATGACATCGTATATAAAAGTAGATTTTTAGATGAATATTAAAAATGTAAAGGAGAAATCATGAATGACAATAGATTTTATAAGGGGGGGGGTAATGCAGAATTTCCGTTTTTCTGTCATTACACCTAATGAAAAAGTTTATGATATGGTTCAATTGATGATTCAGGACTCGACACGAGTAAAGCCAGGGCAAGTTACCCTCATCAATGGCAGTCAGAAAGACGCGGCCAGTCAGATTGCGGATGCCGTCCATTCCGGGGCAGAGGCTTTATTGGCCTGGGAACCGATGGCGACGCAGATTGCTTCTGATTATCCACAGGCACGGGTCTATGTGATCCAGCCGAGTATCCTCGATTTATTGAATTGTATCCATCACGCCCCGAAAGAGGGGAAATTAGGGGTCATCATCCCTTTTTCCCTGCGCGATTATTATGATGACTTAAAGCCTTCTTTTCGCGATTTCCAAGTAGCCTTTTATCACGTCGCACCGGAATATGATGACCAGGCTATGCAGGAAATCATCCGCCAGGCTGCTGCACAAGGCGTAACGGCTTTAATCGGGATTGATGCCATTTCTTCAATGATTGCCGCCCAGGGCATGGATTGGATTCCCTTGCGGTCGGGCCGGGGCGGTCTGATACGCGCTTTTTTCAAGGCCTTGTGGAATGTGCGGCGCTATCGTCAGGAAAATCCCCGTTCAGCCATCAACCAGGCCGGGATGCAGGCTCGTTATCATCTGGAAGATATCGTCGGCTCTTCACAGGTTATGATGGAAATCAAGGAGCTGGCGAAAGTCTACGGCACTACGGATTCGACGATCCTCATTACCGGTGAATCGGGGACGGGCAAGGAAATGCTGGCCCAGGCCATCCACAATCTCAGCGGCCGCCGGCACGGGCCCTTTGTCGCCGTCAACTGCGGTTCCATTACGGAAAGTCTGCTCGAAAGCGAACTTTTCGGCTATGCCGGCGGTACATTTACCGGGGCCAACCGGGACGGCAAAGTCGGCCTCTTTGAAGCGGCCAATGGCGGCACCTTGTTCCTCGACGAAGTTGGCGACATGCCTTATGTCCTGCAAAACCGGCTGCTGCGGGTCCTGCAGGAGAAGTATGTCCGGCCTGTTGGCAGCCAGCGCGGCGTGCCTATCGACGTCCGGGTCATTGCGGCGACCAATAAGGACTTGCCCCGTGAAGTCCAGGAAGGGCATTTCCGGCTGGACCTCTATTACCGCCTGGCCGTCCTGCCTATCGAAGTTCCACCGCTGCGCAAACGGAAAGGCGATATCCAGGAGATTTCCCAATCGCTGCTGAAGAGCCTGGATATCCGCTACCATCGCTCCCATACCTTCGACGGCCAAGTCTGGGATTTCTTCAAAAATCAGCCCTGGCCCGGCAATGTACGACAATTGGCCCACGTCATCGAACGGCTGGTGCTGGTCGTCAAACAGCCGGTCATCCAAGTAAAAGATGTCTTTCACGTCATGCCTCGGACTGGCATGATAGAAGTACAGTCAGTGCCGGTCGAAGACGGTAGCTTGAAAGATTTGACCTATGAAAGAATCGAGAAAATGAGCCGCGAAGGAAAAAGCAGTGCTGAAATCGCTAAAGAACTCGGCATCAGCCGTTCCACCGTCTACCGAATCAAGCGGAGACACGAAGAATAGTAAGCGAGATTCGCAGGCCGCTGGTCGCAGTTCGCAGGATGCAAAAAAAAATACACGGCCAACGGCCGAATTGTAGGGGCTTCCTGTGGGAAGCCCGCCAGAGAGATTTCATCACAGCCTGTTCTGGTATAATGGCAGGCTTTTACGAGCCACGAACCACGAAAAACGAGCCACTATTTTTTCACGAGTCGAGGGTTACTCGAGGCGATGTAGCCAATTTGAGTTTGTTGCCGCGTATATCATTGGGGATGTACACAGGATTCACGCGGGACGCCCTTTGGGCGTCCCCTACGGAGGCGAACGGCGGCCTGCGACCGGCGGGCCGATAGGCCCAAAATTTCGATGAACGACAAACGACCTACGATGAACGGCCTTTCCCCCGGCCGTCAGGCCCCTATCGGCTGTGTCATTGACACATGTTTGTGTCAAAATGAAACAAATGATATGTGATGTTCAATTTCATAATATGTGATAAATGCGATAAAGCGTATATACAATTGCAATAAATTATATGGCACGATAATTTCATGTATATTTTTGTTCATACTTCATACTATGGAAAGAAGAAGGTGTTTTCATGAATAAAATATATAAAGTTATTTGGAATCGTGTCAGACATTGTTATGTAGTTGTGTCTGAAATTGCGAAAAATCACGGGAAAGAACATTCGACGAATCTCCGCGTCTCGAAGGGGCTGTGTGCGCTGACCTTGGCCATCGGCCTCAGCCTGTCGTCGTATGCCTTTGCGGCGGATACAGCTGATACCACGTCGGCCAATTTGGGCAACGGAGGCAGTGCGGCTTATGATGATAAGGGTAATCTGACTATTGGCAACACGGGTACTGTAGCACAAGGTGCGAATAATAAGGGTGAACACAATACCACTATCGGCACTAATACCGATACCCTCCGCAACGTAACGGAAGGGGATACCACCAAAAACGGCCAGCCCATGGATGCAGCCAATACCAGGCTGGTAGACGGGGAAGGAACGGCCCATAAACTGGACACCTCTACTGAATCCGGCGGCTCCACAGCTGTAGGCTACAACAACAGGGCTGAAGGGGACAATTCCACCGCCATCGGCAACACGGCAAAAATCACCAATAAACCCATAACCTATTACGCCGACAAAGACGGCAACAAGACCACCTCCACAGATGACGCCGTCTGGTACAAAGACAGCAGCGGCAATCCCACAGAGGTGCCCCAGGTGTTCCGGGATGCCAACGGCAATACCACCACTACGCCTCAGTACGTCCATACCTATACGGTCACGGATCCGGATACCGGGGCAGAAACCACCAAAACTGAAATCACCAGCGATGCCGCCAAGGCCGACCAGAAAGACGGCAAGCCGGTATACAACTACCAGAAATCTGACAATCTGGACAAACTCTATTCCGTCACTCTCTACCAGGCCGCCAGCAACTCCATCGCCGCCGGGTCCAATGTGACCGCCAACGGGAACAATGCCGTAGCGGTAGGGTATAATTCCACTGCGGACAATTCCGCCGTAGCAGTAGGGTATAATTCCACTGCGGACAATTCCGCCGTAGCAGTGGGGGATACAGCCGCGGCCAAAGAGAATGCCGTTGCCATTGGCAAGAATACTAAAGCTAAGGCAGATGGCTCCATTGCCCTGGGCAAAGGTTCGGAAGCAGACCGCTCCGGTGGCACCACCGGCTGGGACCCCAAGACCGGCACCACGTCCACCCAGAGCGGCTTGGCCTGGAAGTCGACGGAAGGCGCCCTTTCCGTGGGCAGCGGCAGTGTCAGTCGTCAGATTACCGGCGTGGCCGCCGGCAGTGAAGACACCGACGCCGTGAACCTGGCCCAGCTAAAAGAAGCCATGACCCATTATTACAGCGTGAAGACTACGGAAGATACCGATAAAGCTGGAAATAATAACTACCTGAACGATGGTGCCACCGGGGACAATGCCTTGGCGGCCGGGGTCAGTGCCGTGGCCAAGGGAAACAATGCTACAGCCGTGGGCACCCAGACCTATGCGTCGGGAGAGAACGCTTCTGCCTATGGATACCGTTCCGTGGCCAGCGGTACGAACAGCCTGGCCATCGGTTCCGGGACTAGCGCCCAACAGGAAGGCTCTGTCGCTATCGGCGGACATGCGATTGGAAGTAATTCTATTGCCATCGGTTCAGATTATCGCAGCAATCGGGTTAGTGCTGCCGGTAGCAGTTCTATTGCTATTGGCGGGTATACCAACAGTGATTACAATGTTGCCATTGGTTCCGGGTCATCCACCAGCGGTCAGTATGCCATTACTGTTGGCGGTTCTGCTACGTCCGAACGGGCCGTTTCCATCGGCGGTGTAGCTGGAAATTCACAGGCAACGGCCGTAGGCAGCGGCTCTTCAGCAACTGGTCAACAGAGTACAGCCATTGGGGCTTATTCTGCTGTCAATGGCAGTCATGCCGTTACCGTGGGTGGTACAGCCTCGGGCGATAATGCCGTTTCTGTAGGCGGTGTGGCTTCCTATAATGCAACTGCCGTAGGACGTGGTTCAACCGCTTCCAGCGGCCAGAGTACGGCCGTCGGTTTTCAGTCGGCTGCTGGTGGAAGCAATTCTACAGCAGTGGGCTTGAGTGCTGCGGCTTCCGGTTCTTCAGCTACAGCGGCAGGGTATGGAACGTATGCGGAAGGTTCTTATTCTACGGCTCTGGGAAATATGAGCTCTGCAAAAGGCGAAAATTCCACGGCCGTTGGCGGAGCCAGTGCCAGAGGAAAGAATGTGACGGCTATCGGCAGGAGTTCCACCGTGGAAGGTTATGATGATGATTCGGTTACGGACGCAACAGCCATTGGTGGTGCCCATGTTGGCGGAAATGCAAGTTATTCTACGGCCATCGGTTCCAATGCTACGACGAATCAGAATTATGGCGTAGCTTTGGGCTACAATTCCAATGTATCCTATGCAAGTACAGGTATAGGCTCTGGAACCAAAGCCTCCAATACAGGTACGACTGTAGGCTATAATGCCCAGTCTTCCGGATACCAGTCCGCTGCCGTAGGTGCCGGGTCCAATGCTACCGGACAAAATGCTGTTGCTTTGGGCGGCGGCGGAGCCTGGGGAAATTACAGTATCGCCCTTGGATCCGGAGCCGGCACCACAGCTCATGCCATTGCCCTAGGACAGAACAGCGGTGCCTGGGGAGAAAACGCCATTGCCATCGGTGAAGGGACCAACGCTTGGTGGGCCAACTCCATCGTTTTGGGTAAAAATTCCAAATCTGGGGCAGATAAAAATATCGAAGGCTATGACCCGCGGACCGGCGTAGCTTCTGTGGACGATACTTCAACCTGGCAGTCCACGGACGAAGCCGTTTCCATCGGCCGGGCAGAAGAACGGGATGGGGATGGCAAAATCACTGCCACGGCCATTACCCGCCAGCTGAACAATCTGGCTGCTGGTACTCTGGATACGGATGCCGTCAACGTGGCCCAACTGAAAGCGGCCACCCAGAAGGTCAATGTCCATGACTACAGCGTCTGGTCTCCCGATACGGAAACAGATACCAACTATACCAACGAAGGTGCTGTGGCTAAAAATTCCATGGCAGCCGGTGTCAGTGCATCCACAACGAAGGATGCGGAAAACGCCGTGGCCATCGGCTATAAGGCTAAAGCAGAAGGTGTTGGTGCTACGGTCATCGGTCAGTACGGCACGGCAACAGGCCAGTATGCCCTGGCTTTCGGCGGAATCAATACGGATTCCACCGGCACCCCAGTAGACAATACAGCCAGCGGTGCAAATTCCGTTGCTTTTGGCGAACGGACCGCTGCCAGCGGCAACAATTCCACTGCCTTTGGCTGGCAGACCAAGGCCACGGAGAAGCGTGCCACCGCTTTTGGCGAACGCACCACGGCTTCCGGTGCCAACTCCACCGCCTTCGGCCAGGTGGCCGTGGCTTCCGGACAGAACTCCACCGCCTTTGGCAATGAAGCCGTAGCCAATAACTACGGTTCCACTGCCTTTGGCAACCGCACGGAAGCGCTGGGCGCATATTCCACCGCTTTTGGCAACAGCACCGTAGCCGCAGGCATGAACACGGTGGCCTTTGGTACGGATAATGTGGCCGGTGCCGTGCTGGATGGAAACGGTGCCTATACCAACATTGTCTACAAGACCAATACCCAAGGCCGCATCATCAAAGATACCAACGGCAATCCCATTGAAATTTCCCGTGAAAAGATGGATGCCCGGGGCAACCTGGCCTATACGGACAGCAATGGCAATACGAAATCCGTTACCTACACCGTTTCCGGCGGGGAG